TTTCAGCTTATTTACCTTTGGCAGGTGGGACAATGACTGGTGATATAAATATGGGGACGAAATCAATTACAAACGCAAACACAGCAACGTTTAGCAATCCAATTACAGTAGGAACACCGACTAACAATGGACACGCAGCGACAAAGGAATATGTAGATGATTTTTTACCATTAGCTGGTGGGACAATGACTGGAGCTTTAACGGTTTCAAGTGGTGGATTTGTTTGTAGTGGTGGAAGCATAGATCAAACAGATACTGGTGGTAGGTTTAGAGGTTATATATATGGCATAAGGAATAAATATGGCGCAGAACCTAGTAGCCCAGCTTCAGGTGAGGTTTATTTGTGGTATGCATATTCAAGTGGAGTTATAGATAGACTTTATGCTAAATTTAGTGACGGTACAAATATAACACTGGCCGATAATATATGATAAAAAAGATTTTAGGCATTGTATACCTATTGACTTATTTCTTTAAATATGTTATAATAATAATATAATAAATTTAACGAAATCTTATGACAAACAAAACATTAAGAACAATGGTATTAGTTGAATTAGCAATATGTATATTTTGTTTCTTTTCATTACCAAATAAAATAGAGCAACCTAAAACATTTTATCAATTAGAAAGTTATCAATTAGCAAAATATAGTAGATTAACTTATGGTGATATTTGTTATAAATATGCCAACAGAATGAAATCATTATACCCGGATGTAAAGAAAGAACACGTGATAATTAGATACAGAGGATATGATACATTAACACATTACAGGGTAATACTATTTGAAAGTGAGAGATTCACAATTTACACAGACAGCAATGCGAAAGGAAAAGGAATTATAAGAACTTGGTATGATCTTAACTAATTATAAATAAACATAGGGGCTTACAGCACACCACAGCAGTTTTTATTGAATAGTGGTATATTTATACAACTTTAATACAAAACAACCCACAGGGACAGTTATGGGGCAAGAACAAAGCATTTAATAAACATAACTATAATTCTATGATAAAAAAGGTTATTTATCTCAATGCAGGACATTTTGCAGGAGATCCGGGAGCAAGTAGTAATAATTTAATAGAGAGAGATGAAGTTATTAAGATTAGAGATTTATTATTACCATTATTAGAAAAACAATTTAAGGTCTATGTAATACCTGATGATAAAAATTTACAACAATCAGTAAAATATGTTAATGGATTAGCAAGAAAACTCAACGACGGATTAGCAATTGATTTACATATGAATGCAGGTGGCGCGAAAGGAGCTGAATGTTTTTATTATAGTTGGTCTGTCAAAGGAAAATCAATGGCCAAAAAATTAATCAATAAGTATTGTGAAATAACAAACCTTGAAAATCGTGGAGCAAAGCCAGATAGCAAGTCAGCTGGAAAGTATCTTTATTGGATAAAGAAAACAAACCCTTGGGCATTGTTATTAGAAATGTGTTTTATTGACAGTAAGGACGATGCAGATTATTTCAGAAGCAATAGAGATCAAGTAGCTAAAGCAATTTATGTTGGCATCTGTGATATATTTGGTATAAAGGCCGAAACAAAAATAGATATTAAAAACAAGATTGCTTGGCATTTTGGTCAAGGAATAAAATTATTAAAACAATTATGATTAGTAAAAAAACATTAAAAAAGGTATTAACAAGAGTCATTAAGACTGGTATAATGGCATTGTTAACTTTTTTAGTAGCATTAGAACCCGGACAATTCTTGAAACCAAATGTTTGGATTATGACAGCATTGATTGCTTTTATAGCAGGACTTCAAAAAGGAATTTCTGGTTATCTAAAATACGATAAAAAGACAAAATAAAGTTAGTAACAGTTTAGGTATTTACTTTTTATTTATTTCAGGTATAATAATAGGTATGAGAGATTTGAATATTCTAAAAAAGGTTTGTCAGGATCACGGAGTTAGTGTGTACGAATTATGTGGAACAGGCAGACGACAGAAAATAATAGACGCAAGGGTAGATGCCTCGCATCAGTTAAAAGAAATGGGATTATCTCCAAGAGAGATAGGATTTTTGTTGGGTGGTAGAGATAGAGTTACAATAATGAATTTATTGAAGAAGAAGTTATCCGCAGGTTAGGATTTGACTTTTTTTATAATAAATGCATAATTAAACTATGGATACAAAATATACGAATAGAAATTTTAATAGAGAAAGTGGAATAAGGAGAAATCCTTGTCAGTTATTCGTAGCTGGTATCCTCCGCTTTCTCCATTAAGATTTTTATTTTATGAGCAAATTAATTATTAAAAACAAGTATGGAATAGCACCGAACGAATTACTTAATAATGATAAGTTATCGCTAAAGGCAAAAGGAATGTTTACATTTTTGCAATCAAAACCAGATAATTGGAAATTTTCTGTTAAAAGAATTGGGATACAAAACCTTGACGGAAAATCGTCTATTGGAGTAGCGTTAAAAGAACTAGAGAAATATGGTGTTTTATGCAGGAGATCAACAAAAGATAGCAATGGTAAGTGGAATGGATATGATTATATATTGTCCGAAAAACCGTTTACCGAAAAACCGTCAACGGAAAAACCGTTAACGGAGAATCGGGCTACCCTTAGTAAGATAGATAATAGTAATAAAGACATAGTAAAAAGGAATGTAGATATCTCTATAGAGAAAAAATTAAGTTTCTCAAAAAATGATATAATCTTAACAAGATTACTATACTCTATAGTTAAAGAAAATTATCCATTCTTAAAAGAAAAAACAGAGAAACAAATACAAGTTGATTATATTGAGATGAATAGACTACACAACATTGATGGTTTTAATTATAAGCAGATAGAATGGATTATTAGGTGGGCCACACAAGATAGTTTTTGGAAACAAAATATTCGTAGTGTAAATAAATTAAGAAAGCAATTTGATAATTTAATAATAAAAGCTAAAGGTCAATATGATAATAAACAAAAAAATAAAATAGTAACCATATGAAAACAATTTATTATAATAGGGATACAATATTTAAAGTTACAGATGATGACTTCAATAAGATAATGGATCAATTTGATAATGGTGAACATAGAGTTTTTATTAAAAGTTTACAAGTAGTGTTAACCGATAAGTTTTTATGGGCAGGAAATGAACCTGCTGATAAAAATATTGGTTGGACACACGATGGCAGAAAAGTATTTAAGAAATTTGGAGAATGGAGATTTTCTGAAAGCCCAGAGTTGAAACCTGATATGAGATATTATCCAGAGTTAACAAAGGACGAACTGCCGTTAAGTAAAGCGATAGCGCTTAAATAATTTAATGCGAAATCATATGAGAAAAACAAAAAGAGAAATGGATTTATATAGAATAAGATTATCAAGGTTATTTGTGTCATTAGAGAAAGAATTACAAACAAACGGAGATGATTTACGGGAAATAGAAAAAATATGTTATAGTTATAGGTTAGAAAATAATAAGATAAGAGTTAAGATGATGAAAGTTATTAGAGATTTTAGGAATTTGATGAGCAAACGAGATTGGGAAGTATTAAAAATGAGAGTAAGAGTATTAAACCCGTTAACATTAGAAGCAGCAGCAAAGCATTATGGAGTAACAAGAGAGAGGATTAGACAAATAGAATCAAGGGCAATAAAAATTATCAGGGATTATTGGAGAGGAAAGTATTAAAAAGTTATCAACAGTTTGGCAGTTGCAATACTTTCAAAATAGTGTATAGTAATAATAGGTTTAAAGGGTCGGTTTAATAAATAACATTTAATTGAGAATTATGAGCAAACAAAAAATATCAATAAGCAAGGTAGAGGTTATTCTTAATTACCTTGCAGCAACAAAAAATAGACCAACAGACAAAAAAGGAAACTTAGATTTAAAAGCATTTAAAGAAACACCAGAAGCAAAAAAAGTAATATCAGATTTAAAAGAATTAGGGGTAGATAAGAAATGGCTTTGGAGTAATGGATTTATGGCAGCAGGTATGATATTAAACTTTAATTAAATTTAATTGAGAATTTATGGTAAACAAAGAAGTAAAAAAAGAAACAACAAAGAAAAAAGAAAACACACTTTTTCAGGATATGCAAAATCTTTATATGTCAGCTGATCGTCTAACCAAAGACACAGAGGGATATAATTATAAGTATGTTCAATTGAAAGATGTATTATCAGAAGCAAAAAAGTTGTGTATTGCGAACAACTTTATTTTTATTCAAACACCAAAAGTTAGAGAGGACGGTATAGCAATATTAGAAACCCAGTTAATTCACAAGTCAGGCGAAAAGATAGTAGCAGAAACATTATTACCAACAAAGGATAACAATGATCCACAAAGATACGGTGCAGCAATTACTTATATGCGTAGATATTCATTAACAGCAATACTTGGGTTAGAGGAAACAGACGACGACGCAGCAGAGGCAAGCAAAGGGCCAGCAAAGTTAATAATAAAGCCAGCAAAGAAGTTAACTAATATTGAGATAATGAAACAGATATTATATAAGGGTGGAGCAAAAACAGACATAGACGCATTAAAAGCAATCAATGAATGTGGAGCATTTGAAAGTGAGATTAAAGAATTAAAAAATGTAACAGAATTAGGAGCAGAGAGAGTAATAACAGAATTAACAAAAGATGATGACGAAGATTAAGAAATACCAAGACCACAATAAAAAGCTCTACCAACTTTACAAGGAAAAGATAGATGACGGTTGGTGGAGCTGGCACGCGGGAATTTGCTCAAGATTTAAGTGTGTATATTGTGGATCATTATTAAAAGCAAGTAAAACCCTTATGAGTTATGTTGAATGCGACGGGATCAAGGCCTGTGAGAACTTAACTTGTTGGGAATGTTATCAGCCATTAAAAATAAATGAGAATATATGACAATTTTAATAATAGTAGCAGCATTTTTATTAGGAACGTTTTGGGGAATGGGATTATTGATAACCATAACAGATCATAAAATGCGAAAGTTAAGCAAAAAATTAAATAGTCAATACGAATCTAATAAAGATAATGAAAAAACAAATGGAAAATAAAAAATACGAAAAAAACCCATTTGACGTAGGAGCTTTTTGGAAAAATGTATCAAAGAAAGGATTAAAATATTATTCAGGAGTAATAATGTTGGGTGGGCAAGAATATAAGTTAACACTATTCAAGTGTAAGGCATACAAAGAGGGCGGTAATATACCATATTTCAATGCTATATTACAAGATCCTGATTACAAAGATAACAAAAGGCCGATACCAGAGAAAGAGGAAAGCAAAGAAATAGATGTTGAAGAAATACCATTTTAATTAAGTTTAATAATATTATATGATATTGGAAAAATTAGTAAAACAAAAAGATTTTATAACAAGCACTAATATTGAAACAGGACTATATAAATTGTTGGTTGATTGTGGAATTAAAGAGGAATTGATTGTAAGTGGAAAATATAATAAAGAGATTGGAGATGCAAAAGAGAGAATATACAAAGAATTTTCAAATTTATTAGGTTTTGAATATTTTTGGGAAGATTATTATCACGTAAAAAAACAATAATATGACATTAAAAAAACAAATACTTTATTGTCTTGAGCAATACCCGGAAACAACAAACGATGACATAGCTTTAACTATTAAGATTTGGCAACACTTCCCACCTTATAATGAGGATACAAACAAGGATGTTAAAATAATTCATTCAGAAAAAACAGGAAAAGATTATATTGCATTAGAGGATTTACATTACTTACAAAGAGAGGATAATATAAAAAGAGAAAGGGCAATAATACAAAATGACGAAGGATTATTTTTGCCAACAAATCCAAAGGTTAGAGAATTTAGAAAGCCAAAGGGTAGAGGTGATCAAGAATGGAAAAAGAAACACGGATACGGAACAAAAGAAGATCATATTAATAAAGATAATTAAAGATTTATGGGGAAACAAAAAGAGTTATTAAAAATACCTGCCAGCATAAACAAGATAACAACGATGGCAGATAAGACATTACAGTTAGCAATTTATACAACAACAGAGCTGACACCAGAAGATGAAACAAAGATAATGAGATATAGAAATACAGAGGGAGTTATGGTTTTCAGTTTACAGGATATAGTAGAAGAAGATTTAATTGATTTACCGAAGTTTAAAAAAGAATTTGAGGGTGAATTATCTCCTTCGCAAAGAATGCGTAATATCATTTATAAAATATGGGAAACTACGACTGACCAAAAAAACCCATTTCCAGATTATTATAAAGTATATATGTTTAAATTAAACGGGATGTTAAAAGAAAGAATAGGATAATAAAAAGAAAATTAAAGAGAAAAAATGAGAAAAATAAAATTAACAGATAAAGTATTGGAAGAATTAGGAGAGAAAAGAATGAAAGAGTTGTTAAAGGAATTTAAGAAAGCTTATAACACATATTCAGGTATGCACGCAGGTCATTTTGCTCCGGGAGTTATAATGAAATATGCAGAAACAAAAGATGGATATTGGTATTGGAAAGGATATAGATTAAATACTTTTGTAAATTATTTAGATAAACTTAAAAGAGAAAAATATGACTCAAAGCACAAGAGCAAACATTAAAGAATGGGAAAAAATAAGGCAGAGAGGTATGCTTAAGTTTCAGGAAAAGCAAAGGAAAAAGAATTTAGAAAAATTAAAAGCAGGAACATTATACCCAAAGATTGAATTTAAGATAAGAAAAGTTCCGGTAGATAAAGATATTAGGTGGTATAAGAAAGTATTATGGACTTGGTTTAGTAAGTTTATTAGATTGAGAGATAGTAATGAGAAAGGGATCTGCGCTTGCATAACTTGTGAACGAGAGCATAAATGGAACGATGGACTATTAGACGCAGGACATTTTGAAGCAAAGAACAAGGGCAATTCAATATACTTTGATGAGCAGGATGTTAACGGACAATGTAGATATTGTAATAAATGGTTAAGTGGCAATCTAGCAGTTTATAGGGTTAAGATAGATGAGAAATGGGGAGCAGGAACAGCAGATAGATTAGCAATCAAAGCTAGGGAAACAAAATCTTTTACAGAGAAAGAGTTAATAGAAAAAATAAATTATTATAAGATAGAAGTTAAAAAATTATTACAGATAAAGGATTTATAAAATGAATATTTGGAGAACAAAGAAAATTAAGAGGTCGGCAAAAATAAACATACCTGTTTTGATTATATTAGTTATAATCTTTGTGTTATGTTCTTATCTTGTCTGGGAGTTTTTAAAAACAGGATTTAGGAGTGAGGAAATACGGTATCAGCAAAAGTTTGAGGTTTACGAAATGTTAGAAACGAAATTAAAAGAACAAAGAGATTACAAGATAGCAGTATTTAGACAGAAAGAAATAGATGACATAACCATTGTAAGGGGAATAATAGGAGAGGCAATAGGAGAATCAACAGAGGGAATAATTGCAGTATCTTGGGTATTAAGGAATAGGCTAGATGCAGGAATGAATATTGGGTTTTGTAGTTTAGACAGGGAGGATTTAGATCGTTTCATAAGCAAACAACCAAAATGGAAAATAACATTAGTGGGTTTTATATGGCAAAAGGTTAAAATGGGTCAACTACCAGATCCAACCAAGGGTGCATTATATTTTGAGAACGTGAACGCATTTGGATTGCCGTCTTGGATAGAGCAGGTCAAGCTAACTGTATTGATTGGTAACCACAGATTTTACAAGTAAAGATTAATTAGTTTATGGCTGGGGATCTCGTTTAGTTTTAGGCCCGGTCGTAGAATAATAGGTGTCCCAGCAAGGTTTTTTGTTTACCCTCATAAGCATCTGTTATTCTCCCCGGCCACAAGCTAATTAAGTTAAATAATTATATGAAATGGGAAAAAGAAGATATCAAAAATATTTTAAAAGAACATAAAATATATTCAGACGAACTTATTATTAGTTTATGGCAGTATTGTGTTGGGAATGGTCAGTGTTTATTAGATAAACAGAAAGAAGAAATACTTGATTTAATAACAGACGAAATAGTAATTGCCCAAAAAGAGGGACAACCAACAAGTCGCTTAACATCGCTTTTCAATAAAATAAAATAATTATATGTCAGACAAAATCAAAGATTGGGAAATAAAAATAATGGCACTCATTAAAAAACTTGAATTAAGGGCTTATAGAATAGGAAAGACTGGCAATAAAGATGAAGAAAGTGTAAGTCCAAATAAAAGAGAAATAGTAGGCTATGTTCAAGAACTTTTAGATAAAAGGGAAGAAGAAGTTATAAAAGAATTATGTGTTATAGCTGGAATTAGAGAAGTTAATGATAGACAATTTCATATTATTTTAAAAGAATATAACAATAAAAAAGAATTAAATAAATAGTATTATGAAAGAAACAAGAATAAGACCAGATTGGATATTAAAAGGATATTGTGGAATGAAGTTATTTGTTAGAGCACCTTTCAAAGATATACTTTTGAAAAGAAAATTAGTTACAATAACTGATAAATTTGAAATGACATTGAAAAAGAATTGGAATAAATAAAAACAATAAGTTCTTTTAAAAAGGAGGTGAATCGTGTTATTCGCAGATTTGGACAAAGGTGATAAGTTCATAGCCCGACCATTAGAAGAAGATGATGGTTGTAATCCTTTCTATGTCTTTATAAAGATAGAAAAAAACAAAGCCGTTAATTTAGTAAATGGAGCAACAAGCAGTATGCCTGACAAGATGGAAATAATCAAAGTAAGGGGGTTATGATGAAAAAGACAAAGCATCATATAATACCAAGAAGTAGGGGTGGAAAATCAAACAGGGAAAACATAATAAGGATAGACGGAAAATTACACGACTTGTATCATCAATTATTTGAAAACAAAACACCTGACGAAGTTATCCGTTTCCTGAACGAGTATTTCTGGAAAGAAGAATATGTTATCACAAAGAAAGGGGGTATGTAATGAAATTCTCAACTTATGTAGCAACCCAGGAAAAGGCATACCACGAAACCATCGAAGGATTATTGTATGAAATCGATGAATTACAAGAGAAGTGCGAAGAATTGATTAAGGAATTGATTAAGGTTGGTAGTGTCGAAGTATGCGATGGAAAAGAATTAACCGAAGTTAAGCGTCACGTAGGATTTGACGTAGGTGGTAAAAGATGAAAAGAGATAAACGTGGAATTATAACACGAAACCAGTTCGTTAGCTCTGGTTAAAAGCTGACATTCATTAGCTAATTAAGTTAATTATAATATTATGGAAATAGAAATATCATTTAATTTTCATAACTTTGAAGAATTTTTTGAAAAGCAAAAAAGAGAGTTTATTGAAATTGCAGAAAAACATACAGGAGAAAAGATTGATGGAAAAGAACCATTGTTGCCCATTGATACTGTGAAAGATATAGCACAAGTATTTTGGGATGAATTTTGGATTAAATATTTTTAATTAAATAATTATATATATGGAAACAAAAAAAGAACAAATAATTGAATTAGCGAGGTTTATGCACGAGGAATACGAAGACTCTGCAAGATTGTTTGGCTGGGAAAGCCAAGAAAAATGTAGAGTGCCATTTGATAAATTGCCACCAGCTAACGCAAAAACTATGCTCAATGTTGCTAAACAAATAATTGAAAATTATATTCTAATCAAAGTTTAAATAATTAGTTCTTTTACAAAGGAGGAAAATAATAGGAGTCCAAAAACCAAAGGAGGTTATGATGGACAAGATAGATAAGAATAGATGGGTTGAATTGCGTAATAGGGTTGGTTTCAAAAGTGGTATGATACCACGTCTTAACAAGCAACGCTTGAAAGTAAAGGATCACGGTAAAGAGTATGCTGAAGTTGTATTCTTTGGAGATACTCACTGGGGATCTCCTCAATGTGACAGAGATCGAGCAAGGCGAATGATACAGCACTGCATAGACAAAAACATTTATGTTTTACTTATGGGTGACTTAATTGAGTTCGCTACCAGAGGATCAGTCGGCGCAGGTGTTTATGAGCAGATTATGAACCCACATCAGCAGTTTGATGAGGTAATGGAGATGCTTACACCCTTGGCAGACAAGAAACTGATACTGGGATTGCTCCGGGGAAACCACGAATTACGTGGATACAAGGAAAGTGGTATTGACATTGCTCGTATTATGGCGACAGAACTGGATTGTCGCTATTTAATGGATGCTTGCTGGAACTTGTGGTATGTTGGAAAGCAGAGTTATTCAATTTATTCATTGCACGGTGCAACTGGAAGTAGGTATATCTATACCAAATTGAATTGTGCTATTAAAATAGCTCACAACTTTGCTTCGGAAATCTTGGTAATGGGTCACGTTCACGAAAACGCATATACCTCAACCATCAGTCAGGTGTTGAATAAGCATACAAAAACCATCGAGGAGATGAAACACTTTGTTGTTCTTACTGGTCATTATCTTAATTATGACAAGAGTTATGCTCAACGACTTGGTATGGGGCAAGGTAAACTTGGATCACCAAAGATTAAATTCTTTGCAAACAAACACGACATTCACATTAGTTGTTAACCGGACTTCTATAAAAACAGGGGAGATGAAAGCTCTCCCCTCAAACTAAAAAATTATATGAAATTAAATAAAATATACAATGGAGATTGTCTTAAAGTTATGAGAACATTTCCAGACAACTCAATAGATACTATAATTACTGACCCGCCTTATGGACTTTCTTTTATGGGAAAGAAATGGGATTATGATGTGCCAAAGGTAGAATTGTGGCAAGAGGCATTAAGAGTGTTAAAACCAGGTGGAACATTATTAAGTTTTGGTGGCTCAAGAACTTATCACAGAATGGCTTGTGCCGTTGAAGATGCTGGCTTTATATTAAAGGATTGTATGCTCTGGATTTTTGGTTCAGGTTTTCCAAAAGCTACTGATATTAGTAAGCAATTAGATAAAGGAAAAGAAAGAAAAGTTATTGGAAAGGGAAAACAACATATTTCTGGAGAAGGAAAAGATAATTCTTGGGAAAGTGGATATAAATTAGATTATAATATTACAGAACCAGCAACACCAGAAGCTAAACTCTGGAACGGTTGGAAATCACACGGACTAAAACCAGCATATGAACCTATTATTGTGGCTATGAAACCTAATGATGGCACCTACGCCAATAACGCCTTAAAGCACGGAGTAGCTGGATTGAATATAGATGGTGGGAGGATACCTTGTAATGATAAACCTAAGTTCCCAGAAGGAAAATATGACCAAAATACAGATATTAAATGGAGAACAGATAAAAGAAATAAAGATACACAACCACAAGGCAGATTTCCTGCTAATATTTTGTTAGATTCCGAAGCTGGTAAAATGTTAGATGAACAGAGTGGGGAATTAAGTGTTGCTGGAAATATTAGAGAAGCAAAAATAAATGATTATAATGCAAGTTCTTATAAAGCGGGTATTGGTAAAAGAAACCCGAAATATCATAATGATAAAGGTGGAGCTTCAAGATTTTTCTATGTAGCTAAGGCAAGTAAGAGTGAAAGGAATATGGGGTGTGAGGATATGGAATTGATAAGACATTCAGATCGTAAAAAAGATGATGGAGTTGGCGGAGATAATCCAAGAAATAGAACTAATACTTCTAAAAAGAATTTTCACCCAACAGTCAAACCACTTAAACTTATGGAATATCTTTGTATTTTAACTAAAACTCCAACAGGTGGAATTGTATTAGACCCTTTTGCTGGATCAGGAACAACCTGTATGGCTTGCAAGAGAACAGGAAGACCATTTATAGGAATAGAACAAGATAAAGAATATTGCAAGATAGCAGAGGCACGCATTGAGGCGACAATAGTAGATAATAAATTGTTTTAATAAAAAAGCCTCCGCATTAGCTGGAGGCACAAAAATATATATTAAGTTTTATGTTTTACGACACTAAGTATCTATTACCTATGACGAAAGAATTATAAAAATGTAACACATTTTGCGACACATAATAAATTGACTAATTAATTTAATAAGTTTATAATGAAACTATGATTACAAAAACAGAGTACCGGGTTATATCCCCGGCCAACAAAAAGATTGATCGCAACGAGATAGAAGTTGAGATCACAGAAACAAGAGTGGAGAAAAGAATAACAACCATTGGCGCGCTTGATAGTGCAATAGATATGATCAACGGATCAGCTATCAGATACAGAAAGGAAGTAGATGTAGCAGAGAACAATATTAAGATAATAAAGAAAGAAAGGTCGGAGTTAGATAGTAGGATTAAAAAATTAACAAAGTAAAAATGAAAGTATTTAAAACCAATAAATTGTTATTAGCAATATTTTACAGCAATCTAAGAGGACTAAAAACGGAGCAATTTAAAACAGATGACGAAATGGAGCAATATAGGAATAAGTTAAAGCCAACTTTAATGGCAGAGTTAAAAGATTACTGTGATTTATGGGAAGATACAAAAAACATACAAAGGAATTTTGCACAGAAAAAGATAACAGAAGTAGAAGTTAAAAAAGCAATAGCAAATAGTAATAATAAATTTGCTGAATTAGATGTTATTAATGACGGCAAAGAGATTAGTTTAGAGTTAGAGGATGCAGATTTTAATCTGTTTTTTGACTTTTTTGGAACGATAGGGAAAAAATCATTCAGTAATATAGATCAATACCTTGACTTCAAGGAACAGCTTAACGCTACCAATATGCAACCAAAGGATAAGAAAGTTAATTAATATTAGATGAATAAAGAACATCTAAAAATTAAAGTATCTGATTTAAAGGCTAATCCTAAAAATCCAAAACAACACGACGACAAACTGATCAAAGATAGTATCCAAGATTTAGGTTTTGTGGACGATATTGTAATAGACGAAAAGAATGTTATCCTTGCAGGCCACGGCAGGTTAAAAGCATTAGAGGAATTAGGAACAAAAGAAATTGACGTTATTAGAATATCCGGGTGGACGCAAGAGTAAAAAGATAGATATTTATTATTGAGCAATAAGAGTGTAGAGAAAGGTGGTTGGGATTTTGAGATGCTGGCCCAGATAGATAAGGAATTATTAAAGCAGGTTGGATTTGAGAGCCAAGAATTAGACAAGATATTCAAGGATCTAAACAAGGACGATGACGAAGTGCCAGAAGTGCCGGAGAAACCAACAAGCAAATTGGGAGAGATATATCAGTTAGGGAAGCATAGGTTAGTTTGTGGGGATGCATTAAAAAGAGATGATGTGGAAAAGTTAATGAATGGAGTAAAAGCTAATATGGTATTTACTGATCCACCATACAACGTTGATTACGGAGTTTCAAAAAAACAGGGAAATAAAATTAGGAAAATAAAAAATGATAATCTTAGCGCAGATGACTGGGAGATATTTTGTAAGAGTTTGTATGAGATATTTAGACAATATAACAAAGGAGATATTTATATGTGGGGAGCTCCAGGCCCGGACGGAATGAAAATGAGATTATGGTTAACGGAAATTGGTTGTCATTGGTCTGCAACAATAATTTGGAAGAAACAACAATTAGTTTTATCGCCAGCAAAGTATCAAAGAATGTATGAGCCTTGTTTTTATGGATGGTTTGACCAGAGTTCATATTGTGGAAGTAGAAAAGAAACTGAAGTTTGGGAAATAGATAGACCATTAAATTCAAAATTACATCCTACAATGAAACCAGTTGAATTGTGTGAGAAAGCAATAACAAATAGCTCAAAGAGAGGAGATATAGTATTAGATGTATTTGGTGGTAGTGGATCAACGCTAATAGCTTGTGAACAGTTAGATAGAAAATGTTATATGATGGAATTAGATCCAAGATACACAGACGTGATAATATCTCGTTGGGAGAATTTTACTAAGTTAAAAGCAAAAAAACTATGACAGAAGAAGAAAATATTTGCGGAAGTGAAATAAGAGAAAAAACAAGGCGTGCTATTATTAAAAAATGCAAAGAAGATCCACTTGATAGGTTTAGAATATTAAATCGTAATGGTAAAATCATAGAAGTTTTTATTAAATGGGACGAAGTGGATACAGAGATTTTAAGCGTTAAGATATAAAATAAATAATTATGACAGAACAAGAAGAAGAAAAAAAAATTACTCCTGTAAATCCGAAAGAGTCCGAAAAAGACCCTATAATAATAAAGAAAGGAGATTATAGGGCATTCATTAAATTCTATTCTTTGCCGTCAATATATAGACAGGGGAAATATGGATATAGGACAGAACAAGACTTTGCTAAAAAGTATAATTTATGTCAGGACACTTTAACAGATTGGAAAAAGAGGAAAGAGTTTAACAATGATGTAGATATTCAATTAGCAAAATGGGGATCAGACAAGACCCCTGATGTTATTGCTGCGCTATACAGAACAATACTTAAGGATGGAAAGGCAAGTGAGGTAAAATTATGGCTTCAATACATTAAGAGATGGAAAGAGGGAATGATATTAGAGCAATCCATTGAAACAAAAGAAAATCCGTTAATAGATTTATTAGATAAATTAGATGAACCAACAAGAAACAGAGTTTTGGCACAACTCGAAGCTAACAGAACAGCAAGAGAACGAGGCAACATATAAATACAATTTATGTAGCTTGATTAAATATGAGATTTATAAATACCATAGGGAAGCGAATATAAATAATTGGAGATTAGGAACACTACATAAAGAGTGGAATGATTTATTACAATCAGGTTGTAATTTGGTCATAGAAGCACCAAGAGATCATTTAAAGAGTTTTTTCTTTAGTGAGTGTTATGCATTAGAGCAATGCCTCAATGATCCTGATATGAGCATTATTATATTAAGTGCTAGTGACGGACTTGCCAAGAGGATATTAGATCATATTAAGAAGTGGGCCAAAGCTCCACGATATAGACATTTATTAGCAGGAGCAGATATTGATAGTAGAAAGGAAATAAGATTTAGTAACGGTGCAACGATAGAGGTAGCAGGTTTTGGTAGTAAGATTAGGGGTGGTCATTTTAAATTGATTATATTAGATGATCCTATTGATAATCAAGTTATTTATAGTGAGGACTATAATAGAAAAACATTAGAAAGAATGTCAACAGAGATAATACCAATGGGAGAACCAAACACAAAATTTGTTATAGTAGGAACATTACAAATGGATGGAGATTTATATAGTGTAGATTGGAATAGTATTAAAATGTTAGGAAAGAGCCATTGGATACACAAGAGATATGATTCAATAGTAGATGCAGAAAAGCATATAACACTTTACCCGGAGAAATGGGATTGGGAAAGGTTAATGGGAAAGAAACAAGAGATCATTACTTTAACAGGTAGCGACAAGTGGTTTAACAAAGAATATCGCTGTATGCCGGTGAACATTAGTGGAGAGATAGTTAAGGTAAATGACATTCAAGGATATGATGTATTGCCAAGCGATTGCTGGGGATTGAACCAAGATGGCACAAAGAAAATAAACATAAACAATTACTGGGGTTGGGATGCTTCAGTAGGAAAAAATCCAGATAGTGGAGATTATACGGGAGGAGTACATTTTTACAGAAGTGAGAAAGGAGATATATTTATAGACAAGATAGTCAACAAGAGAATAGGATTTGACGATAGGTTAAAAGAGATAACAGCAAATGGTAAATTATACCCTGACGCTATAAGGATCGCGGTAGAGCAGAACACATTTCAATACGATAGCGTTCAGACATTAAAGATGAATACCAGTTTGCCAATAGTAGGAGTGCAGACAACAAAGAATAAGATAGAGAAGTTTAACGAAGTGTTGCCACCATTATTTGGAAACAGAAAGGTTTTTATTAAGAACGGGATTGAAAACAGACAAGAATTTATAAACCAGTTATTATCATTACCAAGAGGCAAATATGACGATATGGCCGATGCTCTATGTATAGGCATATCAGGGCTTCAACAGGTAGGAACGCCCGGAGTGACTTGGTTGTTTGATGACGACGATGACGATGGCGAATATTTAAAATAGAATTATGGAAACGAATAAATATAGAAAGGATAATTTAATGTTAAAATTAATTCAAATAGTTTTAGCATTATTAACAATAGCTTTATTGGTTTATTTTAATAGGTAAATATATGTATAGGTATCATACAAACAAAAGAATAGATATTAATGGCCGAACTTATAATGAGGGAGAGATTGTTATTAGTGAAACACCAATAGAGGGACTTAAAGATATAGACGCACCGATAATAATGGTTAGCGAAATACCAAAGAAAGATTTGGCAAAGATAAAGCCAACGATAGAAAAGAAAAGAAGCTATGATATTAAGGGTAAGATAGCAGATATTATAATACCTCACCACAACAGGCACGATCTATTAAAAAATACATTAGACGCGATACCATTAGACATATTTAATATATTTATAGTAGCAGGAGGAAGTTTTGCAAGGAACTGCAACTTGGGAGCAAAGCTAGCACAGACAGACAACTTAATATTTATGAATGATGACATAGAGCCAGATATAGGATTACTGATAGAAGCTTGCAAGAACAAGGCAGATATGGTTGGCTTTTCAGAGATATTTCCAAATCAAAACAACGTAGTCATTCACGGGATAGGTTGGGAGTTAAGAGAGAATGGAAGTATAGCTTCTAATTTAAGACGAGATCAGAGAGATGTTCACATCCCATCTGGTTTTTTGTTTAAAATGAAAAAGAATGCTTGGGATAAGTTAGGAGGATTTGATGAAAAGTTTAAGAACGGAGCAGAGGATGTTGATTTAGGGTTAAGGGCAAGAGAGATGGGTTTGAGTATTGAATACATTAGATCAGGAAACCCTGTCATACATCACCATATGCAATCAGAGGGCAGGTTAGATAAGGTTATAGATAATAAGACACGATTAAATAAGTTATGGCCAGAGGACAGAATAAAGAGAGCATTAGGATTAGATAAGAAACAAAAGAGAATACTTTTGACGAATATAAGAATGGAGCATTTCTCGGGAACAGAAACATTTACTTATACATTAGCAAAGGAATTAGAGGGTAGAGGATACAAGGTTGATGTATTTACATTTTACCCGGGAAAGGTATCAAAGGATTTATTTGAGATAACACCAAAGAATAAAGACAAGAGATTAAGAATGGATTATGATTATATTTTTATCAACCACAATAAGTGTTTAGAATACTTAAAAGATGTAAGGGGAATAAAAGTTTTAACCTGTCACGGAATATTTCCTGATTTAGAACAGCCAATACCTGGAGCTGATGTTTATGTTTCAATATCAGATGAAGTTAAAAATCACTTGAATGAATTAGGATATAGTTCAAAGATCATAAAGAACGGAATTGATTGTGAGTTATTTAAACCAACAAGCAAGATTAATAAGAAGCTGACAAACGTAGCATCAATATGTAAGGGAGTAAAAGCAAATGAAATTATTAAAGAAGCCTGCGAAAAAATAGGAGTTAATTTTAAAGCTATAAGGAACATTGAGAATAATAAGATTATTGAGGTTAAGAATGTAGAGGATTATATAAATGAAGCAGATTTGGTGGTTAGTTTAGGCAGAGGAGCATACGAGGCTATGGCTTGTGGCCGAGCAGTTATAGTGTTTGACAAGAGAGGCTATATGGACAAGATGATTGGGGATGGAATAATTACCAAAGACAATGTTAATGAGGCAGTTAAAAACAACTTCTCTGGCAGGAGATACGAGATTGAATTTGACGTTGATGGAATAGTAAATGAGTTAAAGAAGTATGATCAATCAATGGGAGAGATTAATAGAGAATACGCATTAAAGAATTTTAATATCAAGAAACAAATAGATAAGTATTTTAATCTATTAGATAAAAAGAACGATAACAACATTATGTTTGTAGGAAGTTCAACAACTGAATATGGGATAGCAAAGCAATTAGAGAAGCAGTTAGTAAAGAATGGATACAACATAGGATATGGTGGCAAAAAGATTTGTTACGCAAACGATCTAGGAAGTAAAGATCCGGCAGATGGAAGTATGATTATATTAGAGAACAGATCAACATTTCAGAGAGCATTAAAGAGCAATGCAGATCATTACTTCTGTAAAGAGAAAAGTTGCTTAAAATTCTTCCCAAAGAACACAACATATTTACCCTGTGCCATTGATGATAGTATTTTTAACAAACAGAGTTTAGACAGAGATATAGACATAGGATTTATAGGAAAGGAGATGTTCAGCTCAAGGACGAAGTTTATAAAGTTCTTGCAAGACGAATATGACAACAAGTTTTTAAAGAAAGAGGGCATATTTTTTGACAAGGTAGCAGAGTTTTATAACAGATGTAAGATAGTGCCAAATCAATGTCCGGCAGATGATACGAATATGAGATTGTTTGAGGTAACGGCTTGTGGCGCTTTATTGATTACGCCTTATGTTCCTTATTTAGAGGAACTATTTGATTTAGAAAAAGAATTAGTTATCTATAAGGATATGTATGATTTAAAAGAGAAGATAGATTATTATTTGGAACACGACAAGGAGAGAGAAAAGATTGCCAGGGCAGGACAGAGGAGAACATTAAAAAACCATACATACAAGAATAGAGTTAAAGAAATAATTAAAATAATAAAATGAAAATAGGAATAACAAGAATTAGAAATGAGGGATTGATTATCAAGGATACATTAGATCATTTCGGACAATGGTGCGATAAGATTTATGTTTACGATGATGCTTCAACAGATAACACACTAGAGATAGTTAAGGCACATCCAAAGGTAGTGGGAACTATTGAGAATAAGCAATGGTATCCAGAACCAAAGAAAAGAGATTGGGCCGAGCATACGAGCAGAGAAGCAATTTATAAGTTGGCTTCACAGAATGCTAATCACGACGATTGGTTTTGTTATTTTGACGCAGACGAGAGATTAGAATTTGATCCAGTAATTTTAGACAAGAAAGAACTCTATTATTTACGAATGAGATTATTTGATTTTTATATAACAGAGCAAGACAAGGACAGAAAATATAATGGGGATATAACAAAGTTAAGAGATTATTGTGGGCCAGAGTTTAGGGATATTATATTCTGGTTTAGAAAGAAAGCTCAACCAACTTGGTCTATTAAGTCAGAGAGAGAGCCAAAGTTAAGTGGACTTGGAGGATTAAAAGGATTGGTTAGACATTATGGCAAATCAATATCAATTCAACAATGGGAGGACACTTGCGAATATTATTCAAAACATAGAGGAGTATATTTTAAAAAATGGAACAATAGAAGTGGAAAAGCAATACACACAAAGTCAGATCCCGGGTCAGAGCTTGTTACTTGGGAGGATGTTAAAAAATTACATAAAGAATTATTAAAATGAACGTAGATAGTTTTGTTGTAGTGATTAGCAGAAAATACCCAATAGCAAAATGTTTAAAAGCAATAGCAAATGCGAATATACCACGCAAAGATTTGTATTTGCTTTTATATTTAGACACAAAGGATAGGTGGTTAATAGATTATTGTAAGAACTGGATAGATTATCACGGCCAGAAGTGGTTGTCAGCAGAAATGATAATAACAAACCAAGAGCCAATTAAGATAACAAGAATTGAGGATTATAAAAAGAGATGGAAAAGGATTATTGATAATATGCAGAGGATCATAACGCACGTTAACTTCAGCGATATAGTTTTTATAGTTGAGGATGACACGATAATACCAAAGCAGGCATTTAAGAAGCTATATAGGAGAATTAACAGAGATAAAGAGATAGGTTGTATTCAAGGAGTAGAGGCAATGAGGAACGCAGGGGATCACGGCCATTGTGGAGCTTGGAAAATGAGAGTTGACGCAAGAGGTAAGGTTAAAAACAAGATAGGGTTAGCAGCTAAAGAGAAAGGCATAGAGGAGATAGACGGAGGTGGTTATTATTGCTGGGCTTTCAGGAGAGAGGCAATGGAACAGATTAAGCTAAGGTCAACTTGGAACGGGTGGTGTGGCCCGGATTTATGGACTTGGTATGACATAGGAGCTAATGGTTGGAAAACATTAATTGATTGGAGTGTATGGTGTGTTCACATAGGATTTGATGACAAGGGAAAATTAAAAGAATATACCCCAATATCAACAAGGAATTGGTTTTATGATTATGAGAATGGAACAGATGATTCGCCAAAGGTAAACTTTAATTATGAAATGTAAAAATTGTGGAGGAACATTTATTAAAAAGATTAGTCGTCAGAAGTTTTGTTGTGATAGGTGTAGATCATTATATTGGTTTAGTCACAACAGGGAAAGATGGAATAATTATATGAAAGAGTGGAGTAGAAACAATAGAATAAAAAGGTTTGCAAACACGCTCAAGGACTTTAAACCAGATAAACAAGATTTTAACGACTTAAATAATTTTTGACAAAGAGGCTAAAATTTGTTATAATACGTTTATAACGCTAAATTATGAATATTCTCAAAAACATAAAACAATTCTTCTCAAAAGGAGAAATCAAAAACCAAATAACAAAAGCATTTGCTAATTTAGCTGGACTACCAACGTTAAGTGCTGGAGAATGGTCAGAAGAAAAGTATCTTGAAACATACGACAAGTCGTTAGATGTGTTTGCTTGTGTTAAAAAGATTTCAGCAAAAGTTGCTTCAATAGAATATAAGTTATTTAGAATTAAAAATTCAAAGGGTGAGCTTGAACAAATATTAGCGCACCCTCTTTTAGATCTATTAGCAAACCCAAGCCCATTTGTTAGTAAAGCAAAGTTAATTAAATTAAAAGCAATAAACGAATTACTAACAGGAGATGGATATTGGTATAAGGCAATGATTGGAAATACGGTAGCAGAGCTTTGGAACTTAAGGCCTGATTGGATTAGAATTATACCAAGCGCAACAGATTATATAAAAGAATATATTTATAGAATACCCGGACAGAAAGAATTACATTTTACACCAGAGGAGATTATTCATTTTAACGAGCCATCTCCATTAAAAGAGTTTGCAGATAGAACAGGGCAATCACCAATCAGACCAGCACAAGCAAGAGTGGACACTGAAGAATATGCCACGAAGTTTCAAAGGAATTTCTTTTTAAATAATGCACGCCTTGATGCAGTATTACAGTCAGATCAACCATTAAATAAGGATAGAATAGGAGAAATACGCGATCAATGGAGTAAAAAATACAAAGGAGTAGGAAAGAACTCAAAGATTGGTATTTTACAAAGTGGATTAAAATATGTTCAAATATCAACTGCTCAAAAGGATATGGACTATATATCAGGTCTTAAAGCGACAAGGGATGATATATTTATGGCCTTTGAAATGCCAAAGTCAGTTATAGGGATAGCAGAGGATGTTAATAGGGCCAATGCTGACGCAGCTATGGCAAGTTTTTTAACAGAGAACATTAAACCAAAGATGAGAGATTTTGTAGATACACTAAATCAATTCCTAGTTCCTCATTTTGGTAAAGGATTGATATTAGATTTTGTTGATCCATCACCAGAGAACGTAGAGGAAAAATTAAAGATATATGAGAATGCTTCAGATAATGGATGGATGACACCAAATGAAATTAGAGAGAAAGAGGGATTAATGCCATTGAAAATTGGTGGAGAAGAAACATTAGCAAGCAGTAAAATCAATTCAATAGTAGGTTTATCTATGTATATACCTCACAAAAGAACAGTTATATTAGGACAACCAGTTCAATCAGGTATCTTTGAGGGAAGAAAAGAATTGTTTAACGACATTAGGATTAAAGAATTAAAAGATAAAATTGGAAAGCAATATAAAAAGAAAGCATCAAAAGAAAAAAAAGAATTAGATGAGTTAAAACAAGAAAAGAGAAAGATAATATGGAGAACATATTTAGCAGATTTAGATCGCAGAAAGAATATATTACTGCCAGTTGTTAGAAAATTCTTAATAGATCAAGAGAAAAGATTGTTTAGAATTATAAACGAAAAGGATTATAAGTATGAAACTAATTATAAGAAGCATATTAAGAAAGCATTATTAGATTTTGATTGGGAAGTAGAGAATGAAAGATTAATGGCAGCAATTACACCATCAGAATTAAAGATATTAAAAATATCCGGCAACGCAGCATTAGCTAGGGTTGGTGTTGGTAAACCATTTATATCAGAGGGATTTATAGGAGTATGGTTACAAAACCAGATCAAAGTGGACTCTTCCTTAATAAACAAAACAACTAGAACAAAATTATCAAAACAATACTACGAAGCATTAGCCAAAGGAGAGGGAATCAATGAAATTAAAGATAGAGTTAAGGGAGTATATAAGATTAGAGGAGATGCAGAAGCTGTTAGGATAGCAAGAACTCAAACAGGAGCTATTATAAACGAAGCAAGCGTGGAAGCATACAAGCAAAGTGGAGTCGTGCCGAAGAAAGAATGGATTGCCACAATGGATGACAGGGTTAGACCAGAACACGCAGCAGCAGATGGACAAGTTGTAGATGTAGACAAACCATTTGAGGTTGGTGGACATTTAAAAAATGCTCCAGATGATATAAATTGTAGGTGCGCAGTTGGCCCATTTATAGAATAATAAAATTAATATAATATTATGGTTAAAAAAGATCTAATTTTTGAAGTAAAAGCATCTAACGATGACAACAGAACAATAGAGGGAGTGTTTTCAACTGCCGATGTTGATCGTTCTGGTGATCCTCCAATAGAACAGGAGAGCTGGAATTTAAAGAACTTTAAAAAGAATCCAGTAGTTCTATTTGCTCACGATAGCAGAAACATACCAATCGGAAAGGTTACTAAATTAAAGTTAGACGAGAAAGGAAATCTTGCAGGTAAGATTATGTTTGCAGTTGACGAGGGAGTAGGTATTTATGGAGATTTAATAAAAACAGTATACAACTTATATAAGGGTAAGTTTATGCGCGCATTTTCAGTAGGGTTTAAGCTGGGAGAAATAACAGATGATAAAAAAGGAATGAAATTAGTTAAGAATGAATTATTAGAAATATCTTGTGTTCCTGTCCCGGCCAATGCATTAGCTTTAGCAAAATCAAAAGGATTAGATTTAGAAGCCCTTGAGAAAGTAGACGAGATTGAGGAAACAATAGATTTCAAGAAAGACGCAGAAAGCAACGAGGATAGCACTGATGAGGGAGCAGAGGACACAGGGGATAATAATGAGGAAGCAGAGGAAAACACGCCAGAGGATGACACAGGCGACACAGGGGACGCCACAGACGACGAAAAATCATTTAACCTAATAGTAAATACAGAATTAAAGGAGATAAAAATAGAGGATCAAGACGGGAAAGAATTAGGTAAGGTAAATATCTCCAACGAAGTTAAAAATCTTTTATTTAAAGATAAACAGGTCGTGACCGAAAGCTCTAACGAGCAAAAGGAAAAATCGCCGAAGAAAGCGATAAAAACCTTAAACAAAATAATCCGAACGCTTCTCACAGAGAAGCAAAAGGTTAGAAGTAATTAGATATTTTTTATGTTCGTATTAAAAGATATTTTAGCCAAAGAACTCAAAGACCTTTCTGATGAAGAAAAAGCATTTTTAGCTGAACACGCCAGTGAATTAACTGACGAACAAGCTAAAAGTTTTGAAATCACCAAAGAAGTTGATGAGGGAATTGACACAAAGGGATTAGGGGAATTGATTAAACTTGAAGTAGATCAAAAAGTTAAATCAGTTGTAGATAAAATGGTTGCAGTTAAGAGAGGAGAAATCAATGTAGCCAGTGAAACATTGCCATCAAGTGGTAAATGGTCACAAAAGACAATGGATTGGTGTGTATCGTTGACGCAAGGAGATTTAATGCAAATGAAAGCATTAACAACTTCTTCTGGTGATACCCCAAAAGCAGGATATACTATTCCATCTGAATTATTTAACGAAATAATTAGATTAATAGAGGATGTATATGGTGTTGCTCGTAGAGAAATGAGATATTTACCTTTCAGCGGCCCAGGAAATACTAGAGATATTACCGCATTAGGTAGTTCTGTTTCTATGACTTGGACTGATGAAGCCATATCAAAGACAGCCACACAACCTGTATTCGTAAGAGTACAACAAACATTAAAGAAATTGGCTTGCATTATTCCTATGACAGAGGAATTGTTACAGGATACTGCAATCAACTTACCTGGCTTGTTAGCTGACTTAGTAGCTGAAGCAACTGCGCAAGAAGAAGATGAGCAATTCTTTGATGGTAATGGTGCGCCTTGGACTGGTATTTGTAATAACGGAAGTGTAACTCCTGTTGTTATGGCTGCTGCATTAGGATTTGCCGACATTACTGCTGAAAACTTACTAGATATGCAAGATGCAGGTTTAGTAGGTGCTCACAATGGAGCTAAATACTATATGCAAAGAACTATTTTCAGTTATGTTAGAAAATTGAGAGAAGATTCAATAGCTGCTGGAGATGGTCTAGGAGCATTCATTTACCAAAGGCCACAAGGAGAAATTCCTGCAACTATTTGGAATTATCCTTTTGAATTAGTAGAGGGAATGCCTGACAAAAATGATAACGCCATCAATAAGGGTTTTGTTATTTTTGGTAATCTTAAGCGTTATGCCATTTATGGAGACAAAGGTGGTATGCAGGTTAAGATTTTAACAGAAGCTACCATTACTGATACAGACAGACAGACCTCAATCAATCTTGGTCAACAGGATATGATTGCTTATAGGTTTGTGGAAAGGGTTGGTTATGTTTTACCAAAACCAACTGCCATTGTTGTTCTTAAGACATCAGGAACAATTAGCTAAAGAGATAGGATATGGGGTTGCAATAAGAGGCAACCCCTATATCCGAATAATAAGTTTGTATGAATTATAAAAATAAACAGTTTATAAATTATAAAACGCGTATGGGAGAAGTAAAAATAGAAAAAAAGGTCAGTTTCTATGATCCAATAGTTAACGCTTGCAGAGAAATTTCTGTTAGTAATGCTAAAAAGTATTTAGCTGGCGTAGAAAAAATTAAGAAACAACTAGATAAACTTAACAAATAATCTTTATGATTAGATTAAAAGATAAAGGCACATTCAAAAAGAGGTGGACTATTGAAAGATTTGCTTCACAGGCAGATTTTGAGAAAGGAAACTGCTATAAAAAAAGTGTTGTAAATCATAATGTTTTGGCTAATGGTGGTATTAACGAGCTATGGACGCTTGTTTGTGCAGCCACAGGCATTAGATTTGATAATACAAATGCTTATCTTATAACAGGAACAGGAGTCGGCGCTGCCGCAGCTGCTGATGTAGAGGGAACATTTACAGCAGGAGTAGCAAAGGGTATGGAAGCAGGTTATCCAACTTATGGAACTCTTCAAAAAGCAACTTGGAGAGCATTATTTGGAGCAGGCGATGCTAATCAGGCTTGGAATGAATTTGGAGTTATGAATGCATCAACAGGAGAACAATTATTAAATCGTCTTGTTTCTGCACAAGGAACTAAAACAGTAGGACAGGTTTGGCAATTAACATTCGACATTACATTATCATAGGTATAGATGAAATAGTTTGAAAATATATACTTAATAACTTTTAGATATGTCTACAATATTCAAAAATATAGTTAATCGTTTTAATACAACGATAAAAGCCGGGAGCAGTATCAATAATTCTGATGATCCTGTTACTTTTAATATTACAGACGATACAGGACTACCGTCAGAGCCATTTTATATAACAGTAGAACAATTAACAGACAATACTGTATATGAGAGAATGCTCGTTACGGGTGTATCAGGAGATGAATTAACAGCAACGCGTGCGCAAGACGGATCATCAAAACAAACATTCGCTGCCGGTGATCTAGTGCAGATAAGAGTTATAGCAGCTCATATTGACGAGCCAACAGATGCTATAAATATATTAGAGGACATAAAAGATTATGCTGATAGCCCAATGGTTATTGCCGGAGGAGTAATTTCAGATGGAACGAATGCAGGAACATTTAAAGTAACTGCTTTAACTGCTTTATTTAGAACAACAGATAGTATAACAGGAGAATTAGTTGAGTTAGCATTAGCAGAACAAGATAACCAAGCAATTACTGCTGCTGATACGACTTATTTTATTAGTTTAAATTATAATGATGGAGTAACACCAACAATTACTTTATCAACAACAAAACCTTATGGGCCAGACGCTGCCGATTATAGAAACATACCAATAGGAAAAGTAATGAAAGATGGAAGCGATAATGTTCATTATATTTCAGGTGGATTTAATTTTCAAGACGGAGTTGAGAAACTTCATCAAAGAGCATTAGAATTAAGAGCATTAGAATTACAAAGTGGCTCTACTATTGCTTATTCAGGAACAAATAATTTTACAATGGAATTAGGAGTGGCTTATGGTGGAATAAATAGAATTTCTTTTGCTCAATATGATAGTGCAGCAGTTCAATTTACAGGAGTTAGAGGAGATGGAGGAGCTGGTTGGACGGAAGCTCTATCAAATGTTATTGACTATGCTCACTATGATGATGGAGCAGGAGCATTAGGAAATATAGCAAACAACAAATATGGAGTTCATTGGGTTTATAGACACATAGACGATGGACACGTTTACGTCAGATTAGGACTTGATAGTTATTCTTTAGCTGGAGCAGAGGATGCACAAGAGCCAACAAAACCAACTCACTTGTCAGATTTTGGAGTTTTAATAGGAAAAATAATTGCTCCACAAGCAGGGGGAAGTTTTACTCTTATTCAAATGGTAACTGATATAATATTCACAGGAACGGCCGCTTCTGATCACGGAAATCTTACTGGATTAGCAGATGATGACCATACTCAATACGCTTTATTAGTAGGCAGAGCAGGTGGTCAAACTTTAATAGGTGGAACAGCAAGTGGAAATGATTTAACTTTACAGTCAAGTTCAGATGGAACAAAGGGAAATATTTATTTGGGTGCTGCACAAACTTCTTATTTTGATGAAACAACAGAGAATTTAATAATCACAGGAGATATAGGTTTAACTGGCACAAGAGTAGTAAAAGGTTGGTTTGATGATTTAGAAGTAACTAATCCTATTGCTGGATCTATCACAGGACAAGCTGCAACAGTAGCAACTATTACTGGTTTAGCTCCTGATACAGCTACTGAAGCTGCCGCACAAGCTGCTATAACTTCTTTAGGAACACTTACAGGACTAACTATGGGTGGAAATATAGTAATGGCAGACAATTCTATTACTGGAATAGATACTTTAACATTTACAGACACAGCAGGAACAATAGCAGGCATTGCTAATGGTAATTTACTTGATAAAACTGCTGCTGAAACTATTACAGGATATTATCTTTTTGACAGAAATTTTACAGGAACTACTGAAGTAGGTATGCGAGTAGATATGGATAAAACAGTAGGCAGTAATAGAACAAGCAATGACACTGCTTTTAATTGTGATAATGCTCAAGTAGTAGATGAAACATTTACTAATTCTGGATATAGTTCAGGAATAGGAATAACATCTTATAAAGTTGGATTAGGAACTTTATCTAAATTATATGGAGAAAGAATATTATATGGTTCAAGTGGAGCAGATAAAGGAACAATAACAACTGCTTATGGATTACAAATATTCCCATTATTAGGTTCAGCAACTTCAGCTATTACAACGAACTATGGAATAAAGATTGAAAATATGGTAGGCACTACCAAGTATGCCATTTATTCAGGAACAGGTGCTGTTCATTTTGGAGATACATTAGCTTGTGGTGCTATAACTTCTACTGGAGGAACTAATTTTTCTTCTAATAACACAAAAATAGTAAGAGGAACAAAAGCTATGACTGGTTCTGCTGTAGATGTAGCAGAGGTTCAACTTGGTGGAAGTTGGGAAACTCAAGTAATAGAAGTTAAAGTTGTGCAGGGAGGAGGTCAAGTCATTGTTTCGCAAAAAGAATCTTCTACTTGGAGGGGACATTCTTCAACTACCCCAACTCAAAATGGAGCTACTACTACAGTATGGGGAGACGGAACAATTACTATAACCTATACGGCAGATGCTGCTGGTGGAATTACAATAGCATTAACTGGAACAGATGAATATTATCAAATATTTGAAATAAGTATTATGGGCGGAACTGATGCGGGAGTAGGAAATGCCACAATAACGCTTTTATAAGGTTAATTAGAAATGAATAAACTAATATGAAACAAGAGTTCGTAAATTTCAAAATCTTTATCTGGGCGATAGCAATAATCTTAGGATTATTCGGTATTAGCTTTGGTATGATAGCAAACGCACAATTAAAAGCAGATGGAGCATATCATAGTATATATCAGATTAGAACAGACATAGAAATAATAAAAACAGATTTGAATTGGATCAAGGATAAAATATAAATATGTTTGATAGAATAATATTTGACAAGCCAACTTATGATGGTTTAGACCATTGGGAGAAGTCAGAATCAGATACTGGCGCTGGAGTAGATTCAATAACAGGATTGTTAGTACAGCTAGGAATATCAGATACAGGAACAGGTGTGGATGCAATAATGGCACTATTATCAGAGTTAACTTTAAGTGATACTGGTAGTGGATCAGATGCATTGACAGACATAGCAAGCCAAATAACAGCGTCAGATACAGGGACAGGAACAGAGTCATTAGCATTACTGGCCCAAATAGCTTTAAGTGACACAGGAACTGGGGCAGAAGCATTAGCCTTGTTAATTAGTATAGCTTTATCAGATACTGGTACTGGGACAGAAGTATTAGACATATTGGTTAATTTAGCATTAAGTGATACAGGAGTAGGAATAGATATAATAAATTCATTAACAAACGCGATAAGTGTCAGTGATACAGGAGTAGGAATTGAAGCATTAAATATATTAGCACAAATAGCATTAGCAGATTTAGGATCAGGAGTAGAGAATATTACAAGGAATAAAGAAATGACTTTATCTGATACTGGAACTGGAGTGGAAGCATTATCAATACTGACTAATGTAGCTTTATCAGATACAGGATTAGGAGTAGAGGCATTATCAACACTTATGTCATTAACTATTAGTGATACAGGCACAGGAACTGAAATAGTAAATATATTGGCCAAGATAGCTTTGTCAGATAACGGAATAGGAACAGAGGGATTATCAATATTAAATCAAATTATATTAAGTGATAGTGGATTAGGAGTGGAAGCAGCGACTATATTAGCGCAGGTATCATTAAACGACACAGGGATAGGTAATGAAGCATTAGCAATTATGGCAAAGTTAAGTTTAAGTGATAGTGGAGTTGGTGTAGATGTAATAGAAGTTTTCAAAAAAATAAATCCATACTGCACAAAGACATCTCCATATTCTCGTAAGGATTCTCCATATTCAAGGATGTCAAGCAGTTGTAATTAACAATTAACAAAACAAGTATGTTGGGATATACATCAAAAAATGACATTGAGAGATATATGTTAGTTGACATAGACGACTCTTATAATACCCAGATTAACGAGTGGATAGAAAGTGTAGAGGCAATGATAAATGATTATACTGGGAGATTATTTATAGCAGATACGATAGCTTCAATCAGATATTTTGATGGCGATGGATCACATTTACTTTTAATTGATGATTGTGTTTCATTAACAAAGATAGAAATGGGAGATCCAACAACGACAAAAGACGAATTGGATACAGATGATTATTATGTATATCCATATAACACAACACCAAAGAGAAAGGTATATTATGATAGTATTTTCACAAGAGATAATAAAAATATTGATGTAACGGCAAAGTGGGGATATTCAATAGCTGTTCCTAACGATATAAAGTTGGCCACAACTATATTGGTTTCTTTAATAATAGAGGAAGCGTGGCAGTCAGAGGGAGAAACCGATAGTGAAAGCATTGGTAGTTATTCAATTACTTACAAGAAAACAGAAACAAACAAGAGTAAAATAGATAGGGCAATACTTACATTAAATAGGTATCGCAAAATTAACATAGAATAAAATGTCAATCAATATTTTTTATACAACCTCGTTTTCAACAAACAGAACGAAAGTAGATGAGTCAGCGTTTGAGGAAAACTTAACAGGGAAGAAATGCCACATACAACAAGAGAGCGGGGAGAAACAAGAGTTAGATGATGGCGCGTTTTATATGTTATATAATATGTGGTGTCCGGTATTAGACATTTTAATAGGAGATCAGATAGTAACATCAAGCGACACCTTTCAAGTGAAATCAGTTCAATCATTTGATGTAGGAGGAAACCAACACTTACAATTACTGATAGTTAAATGATAGATATTAAGATAAAAAATATAGATCAACTAATGCGCGTCTATGGTAATGTAGGGAATATAGTCAGAAAGGAAATGAAAGATGCATTAAATAAGTCGGGAGCAGTAGTAGAAAATACAGCGAAAAGAAAAACACCAGTAGATCAGGGACATCTAAGGCGATCAATACAGAAAGGGAAGAAAGCCAGGGCCGGAGATAGACAGGTATCAGTAGGGAGTAATGTTAAATACGCGTTAAGTCAGCACGAGAACTTACATTTTAGGCATACAGTAGGAGAGGCAAAGTTTTTAGACAAGGCATTGAAACAAAACGAAAGCAGAATAAACAGATTTTTCAAAGAAATGATCAACAATATAATAAAAAAATTAGCAAGATATAGATAATTTATGTTGACAACTTATACAGGGTTAAAAAGTGTAATAATAACCAAGTTAAGTGCCTTACAAATAGGTGGCGAGGATGCTTTTGTAGCAGTTTATACAGTTAACCCAATTAAGCCAACGGGTTATCCTTATGCTATGGTAATTGAGAGTGCGGGAGAGGGCGAAATAATAGACACAGATAGGAACGAAAGGATTATAGAGTTTAAGGTTAGATTATATCAGGAAGTAGGCACAAAAACGCCAGCAGAGGCATCGGCAATAAGATTAGCAATAACAGATGCAGTAATGGCAATGTTTGACCAAGATCCACAGCTTACAGTAGCTGACGTCATTAGTGTAATGAAAGTCAATGTAACGCCGATAGAATTTGAGGAAATAACAAAGGACAGGCCTATATTTTCAAGCGAGTTTATTATCCAGTGCATTGTGCTAACTAATAATTATTCTTAATATATAAATTTATGAAGTATAAAAATGTAAGTAAAAAAGATTTACTGGTCGTTGGCATAGGATTAGTTAAATCAGGAGCAATAAGAAATATGCCAAAGGGTTTTCACAACATAAATTTTGAAAAGGTCATTGAAAAACCCATAGAAGTTAAAAAAGATAACAAATAAATATGCCTAATTATTTATCAGATCAACAATATATAGCTTTAAAAGTTGAAGCTATTGAGAACACACCAATCACGCCAGATGTATTTTTACCACTAATAAAAGAAGATATAGTTTCAGATTTAGGGAGAAACCCAGACGAAAGGTTAGCTGGATTAGATTGGAAATCAGATGATTTACTAAAGGGTAGACATTCACACGGAGGCCCAGTAGAGTTATACGCAGATCCTGACACATTAGGACATATTCTTAATATGTTTTATAAGAAAGGAAACACAGTAGGAGATGCAGCCGTTGGATATACTCATCCATTCACAGCAGCCGATCCAAAGAGTTATACAATAGAAATAGCCAAAGGATTATATGCGCAAAGATATTGGGGAGTAAAAGCTGATAATTTGAAGTTAGAATTTGATAACAACAAATTAAAAGCAACCATTGATATTAAAGCAGTTGGACAATTCAGCACGGCAACATTAGCAGTAGCCCTCACAGGCGCAGCTATGACAGAGGCAGTATTCAATCAAGATTATATATTAAAGCCAACAGAGGGATTAGTTAATGGAGATGTAGTAGTTATAGGTGGAGTTGATATAACAATCACAAGTGTAGATGCAGATGGAGTTACAATAGGATTTGGAGCAACAACAGTAACATCAGGCGTAGGTGGTAGCGTTTATTTAAAGAAACAAGATTATTCAGCGCCTACATTACAAGATCCTTTGTTTGAGGGTAATACGTTGATAGGTGTGGGAGTAGATGAAACAGCAGCAACGACAGCTTCGGGAGCAAAGGCAACGGCAACACCATTTCAAGAGTTTGTAATTGAATTAAAGAACAACTTGTTTGAACAAGCAGCTTCAGGACAGCACGATCCAATAAAGATACTTCCAAAAATGAAAGAGGGTAGAATATTAACAAAGAAATTGTTTGCAGATGTGGATCAACACAGAAAATGGATAGACAAAACCAAACAAGCTATAACTTTGATATCAAAGGGTAGGTTTATTAAGACAGATAGAACCACTTGGGACGAATTATCATTTAAGTTTCACAAAGTAAAGCTCAATCCAAATAGCAATCCATTAGATGTTGGCGAATATATATATGACAATCAAGAGTTTGATGTTTTGTATGACAGAACAGACGTGAAAGCAATTACATTGTCATTAGTAAATCGCACAGCTGGGACAGCTTATGGTGACTAATTAACTTAATCTAAATAAAATGGATAGAGAAATCAAAACAATTACAACTCCAAGTGGAGCAAGCATTAAGATTAAGACCTATATCACGGGCAGAGAAAGTGAACAGATAGACAACATTCTTTATAAGGCGATGAATTTATCGGCCCAGACAGGAAATGCACAAGGAACTAATCTAAATCTTAGTGACGGAGCTTTCTTAACGGAGCAAACTCACAAAACTATTGAGTTAATGGTTGTTTCAGTTGACGATAAGACCGATAAGATATTGGATACCATTTTAGATATGAAACAAAAAGATTATCTATTTGTTATTTCAGAGATAGAAAAGGTTACAAAGGATATACAAGACGCAGACATAAAAAAAAAATAGCAATAGATAGATTGAATACGGCTATTATCTGTATAGAGATGGGTTGGGATTATTTGACTTACAGAAGTCAGCCGACTTGGTTTATTAAGATGGTAGCCGATATTATTACTAACAGAAATAAAAATGACAACTCAAAAACTACAAATATTGATAGACGCGCAAGATAGGGCCAGCAAAAAATTAGAGGGCATTAAAGGAAAGTTAGCTGGAATGTCAGCTGGAATGAGAAAAGTAGGTATTGCTACAACAGCAATGGGTGCTGCTATTACTGGTGCTGCATTTTTATCTATTAAAGCATTTCAAAAACAAGAAAGGGCAGAGGCCAGATTAGAACAGTTAACCAAGAGCATATCAAACGCAACCGACGAGCAAATACAAAAACTAAAGGATCAAGCGACAGCACTTCAAAGGGTTGGTGTAGTTGGAGATGATGTAGTTATATCAGGGCAATCACAGTTAGCAACATTTGCATTAAACACAGAACAGATAGGAGCATTAACTCCGGCATTAACAGATATGATAGTAGCGCAGAAAGGAGTTAACTCAACACAAGAGGACGCAATAACAATAGCAAACGCTGTTGGTAGGGCCATTGATGGTGGAGCAGGAGCATTAACAAGATATGGTATTAGTTTATCAGACACACAAAAAGAATTATTCAAAACAGCAAATAGAGAGGAACGAGTAGCTTTATTGGCAGAGATATTGACAGGAAACTTTGGTGGATTGAATGAAAAGATGAGAGAAACTTCAGAGGGTGGAGTAGCAGCTTTGAAAAATAGTTTTGGAGATCTAATGGAAAAGGTTGGCAAACCATTATCAGAAGTATTAGATAGATTGGTTCAAGATTTAGCGCCAGTAATAGATAAAATTTCAGATTGGATAGAGAAAAATCCTGAATTAACAAAAAAAATAGTTATAGCAACCGCTGCATTGGGTGGTTTACTTGTTGTTTTTGGCCCATTATTGATAATGTTGCCGGGAATAATAGCTTTGTTTAGCCCTGTTGGACTTATAATTTTTGGAGTAGTGGCAGCAATAACTGCCTTGTCGGCCGCGGTAATATTTGTTGTCAAGAAATGGAAAGAAATGGTTAAGGCAATAAAAGATTTTGGTGGTATAGGAAAAGTATTAGGCGCTATTGGTAGCTTCGCCGGAGAAAAGATTACAGGATTGATAAAAGGAAGCCGTGAAACAGGTGGATACATACCAGAAACAGGGTTGTATCAATTACATAAAGGGGAAAATGTTATCCCGGCAAGTGGAAAATCAGGGAACACTTATAACTTTGATTTTAGTGGAGCAAATATAGTAGATAAAGAAAACTTTATAAGACAAATAACTAAATCATTAAATAGGGGAGCAAAATTAGCTTCAATGGGTATATGATAGATCTAAAATTTGACAATACTACAATATCAAATACAACTTATTTTTTAGAATATTCAAAACATCAAACAGCACCTGATAGAGATTTGGAATTAGTAAGACTACCAAATAGATCAGGGGAAGTTTTAATATCAAACAATTTTAGAAGTAAAAGAATATTATTAAGAGGAGTTATATTAGGAACATCTCCATCAGATTTACAATCAAAAGTAGATACATTTAAAGAATTGTTCAGTAGAGAAGCAAAAAATCTTGACATAACACCAGATGGAGGATCAATACGTAGGTATATAGCAACTTGTTCGTCACATACGTTTGATCAAGAATCATACAATGTAACACATATGCCTTGGGAAGCAGAATTTATTGTGCCATCAGGAGAAGGAAAAGCAACAAGCTCAACCACTTATAGTGATGATGATATAACAAGTTCACCACACACAGATGATATTGGTTTAATATTAGCAGGATCAAAAAAGCCTCAACCAGTTATTGTAATGACAATTGATAGTGAAACTAATATGACGAAGTTAAAGTTTACAAATAATACAACCGATCAATACATAGAAGTAACAAGAGCATTTGCTAATGCAGAAGTATTAACAATAGATTGCGAGAATATGACCTGTCAAGTTGGTGGAGTAGATGTTGATTTTGATGGTGTATTCCCAAAGTTTGATATAGGAACTAATAGTTATACTTTAACTACAACAGATACAGGAGCATTCAACATTGATCTAGATGTAACTTATTACCTCACATATTTATAGATATGCAACCAAAATATATATATAAAATATATGACATAACTGACACATTTGTTAAGGTGTTGGATGATGTTATATCAAAACCAGAGTTTACGTATTCTCTTAATGGTGGTTTAGGGGAATTAGTTTTGCAATTGAATAGATCGTTAGATGATTATGGAGAGGGAACTGACTTAGATTTTAATTACAAAGTAGAAGTTCATCTAACAGATGATTATAATGATAGCGCGTTGATTTATACGGGTTATATTTCTGCGTTTAATCCATATTACAGGAATGGATCAGAGGGAGTAGAGATAACTATTTTACCAAACATAGCAAAGTTAAATAATGAATATTATAGAAGTGGTACAAGCGTAAAGGATAACTTTGATCTTACTTGGACAGCAACAGAGATAGGAGATATTATTGAGGGCATTATAGACAACCATAGATCATTAGTTTCAGCGCTTTATATTTCAAATGACTATACAGACATAGATGATACTGGAAATAGCATAACGGTTACATTTAGTCAAGAGAAACATATAGATACAATACATTTATTAGAAAAATATATTGATACTGGTTGGCATTGGTATATAGATGCTTCTGGTAAATTTTATTTGAAAGATCAATCAGCAACAGCAGATCATAGTTTTATTTTAGGAAAACATATTATTGGAATAGACGGACACAAAAACATAGAGGATGTAATGAATACTTATTTTATTTGGAATGGAGAAAAGTCAGGTACGGTAGTTGATAATATATATCAAGATGCAACAAGCCAAAATAACTTTGATAATATAGCAGGACTATTAGTTGATAGTGAAATGACAACTGATGGTTTTTCTGATTTTACTGGTAATGCTAAAATAGCAAACAATAAAGATAGCAAGAGATTAATAACAATAACTATATCGGCAAAGGATTATGATATAGCAGGGATTAGGCCCGGAGATACCTGTAAGATATTAAACATTGATGGAAACCAAACTATATTTGGAACTAATATGAAGATTTACAGGATTGATTATACCCCAACAGAAGCTACATTGGAATTGATTGGAGTTGATTTAAAACCTGTATTGTCAACTGACAGCAAATCAAATGATGTTAAAAGTGTAGGTGGAGTAACTGCTCAAATGGTAAGAGAAGCAACAGTTAAAGCAAACGCCGGGATGCATTGGGACGGAGATGTATTGGTTATAGAGGGAAGCATAAAGGCAGTCACAGGAGAAATTGGTGGCTGGGTTATAGGAACAGATACATTAAGTTCGGTTGATGGCGACATAGTTTTAGATAGCTCAACAGGAGCAGCTAACTTATCTTTTTATGATGGGTCAGCTAATCTTGCTGGTAAATTATATGGAGAAGATGTTGGTGGCCCAGTTATGACGGTAGGAGCATACGCATTAAGAATATTACCACAATCAAATAGTAATGATGGAGAATTAATTCTTTTAGGTGTTGATGCTGGTGGAACTCCTTATGCTGGCAACATTAAAATACATCACAGAGATAGCACGGGTGGAGAAACTCCACCATTCTATAGGGGAGATTTAGAAATATCTAGTGGAAATAATTATCCAGCTATTGCTCATACCATTTGGATAAATGATTGTCTTGTACCAACAGATACAGTAAGAACATTAGGTATGCCAGATTCAAGTTATATGTGGGGAGCATTATATTTAGCTCAACTTGGTTTTGGTTATCCTGCCACAGAGGGAGCTGTTTTTACAAAAGACGATCATCATATTTATTATAGAAACAATACAGGAGAAGTTCAACTAGACACAACAGATCCAGTAGGAACTTATTTACCTTTGGCAGGTGGGACAATGACTGGTGAAATAAATATGGGGACATACTCAATTACAAATGCAAACACAGCAACGTTTAGCAATCCAATTACAGTAGGAACACCGACTGCTGCTGGACACGCAGTAACAAGTGGATATTTAACAACAGCATTAGCAAGTTATTTGGCTCTTTCAGGTGGGACAATGACTGGTGAAATAGCAATGGGAAACCATAAAATAA